AAATTTACTATTAAAATAGATCCTATGGAATTTAAACTAATGGATGAAGCAGCAAAAGAAGCTGGTGGTGATTTTCAAAAATATAAAAAATTATTTTATAAAAAATTTTATGATTATAAAAGAAGTAGAGATATTAAAATAGTTAAATAATGGAAGAAGAAAATAAAACTAATGGCGGCTATGAAGCCGAAGGTAATCCTTTAGTAGGTTTTGTAAGAAATAAATTTCAACAAGCTGAAACATCTAAAATTTATGATGAAAAAAGATGGTTAAAGGCTTATAGAAATTACAGAGGATTATATGGACCAGAAATGGCTTTTCGTGAAAACGAAAAATCTAGAGTATTTGTTAAAGTAACAAAAACTAAAGTGTTAGCTTCGTTTGGTCAAATAGTAGAGGTTTTATTTTCACAAGGAAAATTTCCACTAGGTGTAACACCTACATCTGTACCAGAAGACATAGCAGAAAGAGCACATATAAAACCAAAAGATCAGCAACAACAACCAGCTAGTCCATATGGTTTTAATGGTGATGGTATGCAAATACCACCTGGTGCTACTGTTAATGATTTAATGAAAAACTTAAATGTAGAATACGAAAATTTAGGTTTTGAAGAGGGGCCATCATATACAAAAACTCCACAGATAGAACCTGCTAGAATGGCTGCAGAACAAATGCAGAAATTAATACATGATCAATTAGAAGAAAGTAAAGCTATTACAATTATGCGTCATGTATTTTTTGAAATGGCATTACTTGGAACTGGTATATTAAAAGGTCCTTTTACTGATACAAAAGAATATAATTTATTTTCTACAGCAGAAGATGAAGATGGTAATATGCAAAGGGTACAGGCAACTAAAATAAAATCTGTACCGTCTATAGAAGCAGTTAGTTGTTGGGATTTTTACCCAGATCCAAATGCAACTAGTATTGATGATTGTGATTATGTAATACAAAGACATTCTTACAATAAAGCACAGTTTGAAGACTTAGCAAATAAACCTATGTTTGATTCACAGGCTGTGATGGATTGTTTAGAAATGGGTCCTAATTATCAAACAAGAGGGTTTGAATCTTCTCTATATGATAGAGAAAATATTACAAGTATTTACAAAAATAGATTTGAAGTATTAGAGTACTGGGGAGTTATAGATAAAGAAACTGCAGATGAATGTGGTTTAATGCATAGTGGTGAATCAGACGTAATACATGTTAATGTATGGGTATGTGGTAATAAAGTTTTAAGAATGGTAGAAAATCCATTTACACCTAAAAGAATACCTTACTTAGTATGTCCATATGAATTAAATCCATATCAATTTTTTGGTATTGGTATTCCAGAAAATATGGAAGATTCACAACAAGTTATGAATGGTCATGCAAGAATGGCTATTGATAATTTAGCATTATCAGGTAATTTAGTATTTGATGTAGATGAAACTATGCTAGTGCCAGGTCAAGATATGAAAGTATTTCCTGGTAAAATATTTAGAAGACAAAGTGGTCAAACAGGACAAGCAGTACATGGATTAAAGTTTCCTAATACTGCATTTGAAAATTTACAAATGTTTGATAAGTTTAGACAGTTAGCTGATGAAGCAACTGGTATACCTTCATATTCACATGGTGCAACAGGTGTACAGTCTACAACTAGAACAGCATCTGGCATGTCAATGCTTATGGGTGCTGCAGCTTTAAGTATTAAAACAGTAATTAAAAATATTGATGACTATTTATTAAAGCCCCTAGGACAATCATTGTTTCATTGGAACATGCAATTTAATGATGATGCTCCGTACATAATAGGTGATCTAGAGATTAAAGCACAAGGCACTTCTTCTTTGATGCAGAAAGAAGTAAGATCTCAAAGACTAATGACATTTATGCAAACAGCAGCTAATCCTGCACTTGCACCATTTGTTAGATGGCATACATGTTTAACAGAAATAGCTAAGTCTTTAGATATTGATCCAGATCAATTAATTAATGATCCAGAAAAAGCTGCGATCTATGCACACATAATGGGAATGGCAAATGGAAATCAAAACAATACAGCCGCTGCTAGAGGACAAGGTCAAATGGGACCGACTAGTGACATACCTCAAGGAGCTCCGCCAACAGATCCATCAGGAGTTGGAGGTGGCAACATCGGAACAGGCAATGTACCGATGCCAGGGGAAACTGGCTTTAGTGCGGCAAATACTCAACCTAGAAGAGGCGAACAAACGGAACAAAATAGATAATGGCAATAAAAACATTTAATGCAAACAGAGTTGGAGGGGGCACTTTTCAAATAGAACAAGATGCTGCAACTGGTGAATACAAGATAAAAGAAGTTGGTTTTATAAAACTTCCAGAACTAAAATTACCTGAATTATCCACAGCAGAATTACCAGCTGTACCATCGCCAGAAGTTCCAACACCAGAAGTTCCAGCTGTAGATGATCCTTTTAAAAAAAAAGATCCAAAAGATGATGATAGAGATCCTAATATAAATTATCAAAATTATATGCGTAATCTACAAAGACAAGCTATAGGTAAAGAAAAAGTAGATACTAAAACAGAGGATAAAGCAAAACAAATTACTAAAGGAATGACTGCAGCAGATATAGCTTATAAAAACTATGAAGATACTCAAAAAAAATATCAAGATGCAATAGCTGCAAATGCACCATCACCTGAGTTAAGACAATTAAGTTTAGATGTAGATAAAGCTAGAGATGCTATAGGTAATGTTCCAGAACAAAATGTAATGTTGGAAGATGCTGCTGGTAATATACAAAGACCAGTAGATCCTATAACAGGTGCTGGTAGATCTCAATCACTTAAGTTTAAAGAAAGATTTGATCCTACAAAAATACAAGCTGCAGAACCTAGAAAAAATATAGTACAAAGAACATTAGAGGGAGCAGATAATTTTATTAAAAATAGTGCTAGTCTTCAAATAGGAGGAAATATTCTCAAAGGTGGTGTCACTATATTAGAAAATTTAGCAGGTATGACTGATGAGCAAAGAGCACTTAATGAGACTAATAAAACAGCATTAAGATCTTTAGGATATGCAACTAAAGCTGAATTAGGATCATCTATAGATCCTGGTAGAATAGTTAAGTTTGATGAAAATGGTAGACAATTATCTGCTGCAGATAATGTATTTGTGGGTATGAATAGAGAATCTATAAGAGGTAATGTATTTGAAGGTGCAGCTAATAGAGTTAAAACTAGAGAAACTATCGGTATACAGAGAGTAGAAGCAAAGTATGGTAAAGATTCTCAACAAGCAAAAGATTTTAGAGCTAAAACAGAAACATTTAAAAATCAAATAAAAGAAGCAGAAAATGAAAGAGATAACAAACAAGATACATCTCCAACTAAAGATGATAATAACAGAGGTAATATGGGTATGAAGGATACGTCTGCATCAACGTCTGCTAGAGATAGAGCTATGGGTGCTGCTGGTAAATTATCAGGACCACCAAGAGATGTGAGGTTTAGATAATGGCAATTAAAGATATGAAAGGAACAGTAAGCACAACAGGTATGATAAATCAAAAACCTAGTGCAGTAAAACCAGCTAATCTATCTGGTATGAATAAATTATTTAGTAAAAAATCTAAAACTACACAAAAAAAACCTGAAACAACTAAAACAGCTCAAGCACAACCTGCAAAAACTAATTTACAAGATAATGTTAAAAATTTAACAGCTGAAGATAAAGCTACACTAAGTTTAGTTCTATCTCCATCTGTTAGTAATGTTCTTAAAAAACTTGCACCTAATTTAGAACCTGTAATACAAGCAGCAGGAAAGCAAGAAGAGAATCTTATTATACCCGTATCTATAGTAAAAAATTTTGCTACAAAAAGATATGGGGGTCAGGATGATAAAGAAGCTGTCACAAGTTTTTTAAGTGATCTTCAAGAATCATCTCAGATGGATCAACAACCTGTGCCACCTGATACACAAATGGCAAATGCAGATTCTATGATGAAATCAGAAATTGATGAAATAGATTCTGGAGAAGTCGATCCAAGTATCAGCCCACAAACTATGGAGACTCAACAAGTTTAGAGCTACCCTTATCCATAAGGCACTCAACCAATAGGTAAAAATAATGGAAGAAGAAAAGAAGGTTTCTGAAGAAACTAAAGTTAAATTACAAGAGGCAAACCCTTATAAAAAAAACAGAGGAGAAGATGATCCCGAAGTTGAAGCGTTTGCTAAAGGTGAATTAGAAAAGTTTCAAAGGGAACAAAGAGAAAAGGAAGCAGAAGCAGCAACCGAACAGAAGGACACCGATGCATCTGAAGAGACTGCAGACCCAACAGATCAAAAGGCTACTCCTATCGCTGAACGCCCTGCAAAAGCTGAAGATCGTGTTTTTAAGAAACGTTATGACGATTTGAAAAAACACTATGATTCTACAATTAATAAACACAAGGAAGAACTCAATTCTTTGCGACAAAAATTAGAATCAAGTACTACACAATTTACGCCACCTAAATCTAAAGAAGAATTAGAGGCATGGAGACAGGAGTACCCCGATGTTTATGATATGGTTGAAACCATAGCAATGAATAAAGCTACTACTCAAACTGCAGATCTTGAAAATAAATATAAAGATATAAAACTCCAACAAGAACAAATTGCTAAAGAAAAAGCTGAAGTACAACTTTTAAAACTTCACCCAGATTTTAATGATATTCGCCAACAAGATGAATTTCATATTTGGGCTGAAAAACAAGATCCAACTATTCAGAGTTGGTTGTATGAAAATACATCTAACGCTAAGTTAGCTGCTAGAGCAATTGATCTGTATAAAGCAGATAAAGGCATTAGTAAGTTTGCTAAAAAAGAAGAGAAGGATATTAAAAAAGAAGCTGCTAAAGCAATTTCTAAAACAAAGAAAAGTACTGAATCTGAAATGCCAAAGAAAAAAATTTGGACAACAACTGAGATTTCTAGATTGAAACCTCATCAGTTTGAAAAATTTGAAAAGGAGATTGACCTTGCTCGTTTAGAAGGTAGGATTGAACAACGTTAACAATCTAACTAAACAATAAGGAGAAGCATATGGCTTTTACAAACGCTAGTGGATATAATAACCTTGCACAAGGTAATTTTACTCCACAAATCTTTAGTCAGAAAGTTCAGAAATTCTTCAGAAGAGCATCAGTGGTAGAGGATATTACTAACACTGATTACGCTGGAGAAATTGAAAACTTTGGTGACACAGTAAAGATCATTAAAGAGCCAACAATCACAGTCAGAGATTATGCTAGAGGTCAAACAGTTGATACACAAATATTAGCTGATGATCAAATAACTATGACTGTTGATCAAGGTTCATACTTTGCTTTTAAAGTTGATGATATTGAAGAAAGACAATCTCATGTAAACTTTGAAGCTCTTGCAACCTCTTCAGGTGCATATTCATTAAAGAAAAACTATGACTATAACGTATTGAAATTTATTTATGACAATGCTACTAATGGTACTAGTACAGGAACTGATGCATCGCCAATCGATGGTGACGCAGCGGTAGATACTTTAGCAAATTTAGTATCAACTGCTAAAAAGAACTTGGACAGAAATGATGTGCCAGAAGAAAATAGATGGTTAGTTTCATCACCTGAATTCTTTGAACAACTAAGAAAAGCAGGTGCTAAACTTTCTGACCAATCAGTAATGGCTGATGGTGCTACATCACAAATCAGAAATGGTAAAGTCACAGACAGACCATTATTTGGTTTTATTTTCTCT